AAATACAGATAAAAGGAATTACATATGATGATGGAAAATATAAAACAAATTTTAGGTGAAAACGGCAGAACCATATCTAATGAAGATAGAGGTCTTGCTAGTATGATGATGGACAACGAGCCAAGAATGCAAGACAGATCTGCAGAAGGCCAAATGTTTTCCCTTGAGTCAGAAATTAAAAACCTAATGAAAGAATATGAAATAGCTGTAAGAGATGGCGATAACGAAAGAGCGCAAAGAATAGCTGATATTATTAACGAATTAGATGCTCAAAAGATTGGTATTAGCGGAGGTATGGCCGATAAAAATATGGACAAAAATCCAGAACAAACTTTAAAAGCTATAGAGCTACAACTACAAACTTTAAAAAAACAAAACATACAAGCAGTAAAAAATAATGACTTTAATACTGCCAGACTTATATCTAAAGAAGAAAATAAATTAAAACAAATAAGAAACGATCTATTGCAAGAAATGGGTATGAGTATTCCTGCAGAAAAACCTAGACCTTTTATGCCCGGAGATTATATAGCTTCGCCTATAGCATCAGGCCCTCAAGAAGAAATACCTCCAATGCCAGAAAATTTTGCCGAAGGTGGCGAAGCTCAAATGCAAATGTCTGAACAAGAAGCGATGGCTGAGTTAGAAGCGGCTGGACCAGATTTTGAAATAGTAGAACAGCTAATTGGAGCTGTTGTTCAAATGATTCAGCAAGGCGTAAGCGAAGCAGAGGTAAAAGAATTTTTAAGAGAACAGGGTCTTGACGAAGAAGACATTCAAGAATTGTTTGAAATGGTAATGGAAAGACTTCAACAAGCTTCTGTAGAAGAACCAATCGGTAGAGAACTACAGGGGATGATGTAATGCAGTTTCAGATGCAAAACCAACAAGGTATGGGGCTTACAAATTTAGGAGGCCAAGGACAAGCGCAAATGATGCAACCAGCTGGCGGTAGTCCTGAACAACAAGAGCCTATGGCATATACGCAAGCAATTACTTATGACCCTAGTGGTCAAATGTATACCGACGGTTCTAGGCAGACTCCATATAATCCTCCCTCTCAAAATATGAATACGCAAACGCGTAATACAGATTTTGGCCCAGTAACTATTACTTCGCCTGGTTTTGGCGGACAACGACAAATGCCTAAAATGCAGCAGGATATTGCTCGTCCTCTAATGAATATAGTAAACGGCTCTGATTTAAGGAGGAGGTCAAGGCAAGAAATTCAACCTATTCAGGATATGAGAGCCAGACCTCCTGTTCAAGATATGATGATTAGACCACAAGCTACAGGATTTGATGGCAACCCTATTAGAAACTTTGGACCGCAAAGAGGTATAGGCTCATTCCCTAATCCGTTTGGCGGATTTATGGGCGGTGGCAGAGGGCAGTTTATGAGACCTCAACCTCCAATGTATGGAGGCGGTTATGGAATGCAGCCACCTATGTTTGGCGGCGGTATGTATGGTGGCGGCGGTATGTATGGTGGCGGCGGTATGTATGGCGGTGGCGGTATGTATGGTGGCGGCGGTATGTATGGCGGTGGATTCGGCATGCAACCTCCAATGTATGGCGGTGGTTTTGGTATGATGCGTCCTATATACGGTGGCGGTTTTGGAAGTCCTTTTAGCCCTGGATTTGGCGGCGGTATAGGCGGTATGTTCCCAGGAATGGGCGGCGGATACGGCCAAAGACCTCCTAGTTATGGTGGTATAGGCGGTGGTTATAACAGACCTATGCCTCAACCGATGCCTCAGCCTATAAGACCGGCACCTCAACCTATAAGACCGATGCCAGAACCTATAGGAATAGCAAGGCCGATGCCAATACGGATATCTAAACCAAGACCTAGACCAATAAATAGGCCTATGCCAATACAAATAGGAGAGCCAGCAAGACCTATATTTAATAAAGGACCAGGAAGTTTTCGAAATAATCCAATAACAAAAGGTCGAGGTGGTATGACGATTTATTAAAAATGGATCTACCAGAAATACAAAAAATACTTCTTAGTACCCCAAAACCAACTCAAGCACCTCCAGAATATTTGATGGAGATTGGCGAGTATAGTCAAGTTTTGCCTAGAGACTATTTAGGCGAAGCAAAACAGATGGCAGATTCAACTGCTGGTATTATGGGTATGGCAATTCCTTACGGTAAATTACCTTTAAAAAAGTTAAAAGAAATGTACGAAAAGCTTAGATTAGATTTTGAAAGACAATTAAAATTAACAAAAAACGCAGATCCAATTGAAAGAGAAGCTGCGCAAAAAGCTGTTGTCAAGATAAAAGATGAAGCAGTTAAAATAAAAAAAGAAATAGATAAAAAACAATAATTAATGGATTTATCCAAACTTACAGAAACAGAGCTGAAAGAAGCCCTGCTTCTAAAAGAGAAGCTTGATAGTTTTTCTCAACAAGAAAAATGTAAAGAGTCTTTTTTAGAATACATCAACCATATGTGGCCGGAGTTTATCTGCGGTAAACATCATAAAATTTTTGCAGAAAAACTAGAAAAGGTAGCTAAAGGCGAAATCAATCGTTTAATTGTTAACATGCCTCCGCGTCATACTAAATCAGAATTTGCATCTACGTACTTTCCGTCGTTTATTATGGGTTTGAAACCTAATATGAAAATAATGCAAACGACTCATACCGGTGAGTTGGCTGTAAGGTTTGGTCGTAAGGTTAGAAACTTGATGGATCAAAAAGAATACAAACAAATATTTCCAGAAGTAAAATTACAAGCCGATAACAAATCTGCTGGTCGTTGGGAAACAAACAAAGGCGGCGAATATTTCGCAGCAGGTGTGGGCGGAGCTGTTACTGGTAGGGGTGCGGATCTTTTGATTATTGACGACCCTCACTCAGAGCAAGATGCCCTATCGCCAACTGCACTTGAATCAGCTTGGGAATGGTACACCTCCGGTCCTCGTCAGCGTTTACAGCCGAAAGGAGCTATCGTTATTGTTATGACTCGTTGGAGTTCTATTGATTTAACAGCAAAACTAATGGATGCGCAAAAAGAACCTTTGGCTGATCAATGGGAGGTAATAGAGTTTCCAGCAATATTTCCAGAAACTGAAAATCCCCTTTGGCCAGAGTATTGGTCAGTTGATGAATTATTAAAAGTAAAAGCATCTTTGCCTGGGCCAAAATGGAACGCTCAATGGATGCAAAACCCAACCGCTGAAGCCGGTGCTATTATTAAACGTGAATGGTGGCAAAGATGGAAACATGATTCTTTGCCAAGCGTTCAATATATTATGCAGTCATACGATACGGCTTTTTCTAAAAAAGAAACTGCCGACTATTCTGCTATATCAACCTGGGGTGTTTTTAGACCAACAGAAGATTCACCCGATTGTATTATTTTGCTTGACTGTCAAAAAGGTAGATGGGATTTTCCAGAGCTAAAAGAAATAGCGATGCGAGAATATCGTTACTGGGATACTGATATGGTTTTAATTGAAGCAAAGGCTTCTGGCACTCCGCTTACGCATGAGCTGCGGCGAATGGGCATACCGGTTGTTAATTACTCGCCAACACGTGGTCATGATAAAACAACACGTATGCACTCAGTTGCGCCAATATTTGAAGCTGGTATGGTATATGCTCCAGATAGATTGTTCTCAGAAGAAATGATAGAGGAATGTGCTTCATTTCCTTTTGGCAAAAACGATGACTTATGCGATACTATGACTCAAGCTCTAATGAGATTCCGCGAAGGCGGATTTGTTTCTTTAGACAACGATTATGAAGATGATGAGAAAGAACCAAGACAGAGGGTTTATTACTAATGGCAATTGAAAGCAATAGTAAAAATGAAAGGTTTGATGTAAATAAAAAATTTTTACTAGATTTTCATAACAATGTTTTATCTGAAAAAAAAGAAGGTAAAGAAGGACAAAAAACTGTTACTATGAAAATAGTTTCTGTTGGAACCGCTAAAGACAAACACTATCTTTTACCAAGCTATGATCCAGAAACAGGAAAAGTAATAAAAGATAGAGAAGAATTAATTAGTAAATATATGCCTTTAATAAAATCAGGAAAAATAAAAAGCTATAACAGTCCAAAAGAAGCAGAAAAAGATAGAAGTATTATATACCCTCAAATTGTAGGAACAAAAAATGGCAATTGAAAGACAAGTACCAGATCCAGCTCAAACTGCAGAACCAGTACAAGATTTAACGACTGAAAGACCAGCCGACGATATTGATGAGGAGATTATTGATATCTTAGAAGGTATGGGGGATGAGGGTGTTCAATACCAAGATGACGGCTCAGTTATTTTAGGTGAGCCAGAAGCAGAAATGCCATCTTTGGGTTTTGGCGAAAATTTAGCAGAAGTTGTTTCTGAAAGTGAGTTAGATAAAATTTATATTGAACTTACAGCAGCAATAGAAAACGATAAATCTGCAAGAGAAGACTGGGAAAAAACTTATACCGACGGTCTTAAGTATCTTGGTATGAAGTTTGAAGACGGAAGATCAGAACCTTTTGAAGGTGCTTCAAGTGTTATTCATCCGTTGTTAGGAGAGTCAGTTACTCAGTTCCAAGCGCAAGCATATAAAGAATTATTACCTCCGCAAGGTCCGGTAAAAACTCAAGTTGTTGGTGAATATAATTCAGTTGTAGAAGAGCAAGCTCAAAGAGTCAAAGAGTTTATGAACTATCAGATTACTCATGTTATGGAAGAGTATGATGAAGAGCTTGACCAAATGTTGTTTTACTTGCCGTTAGCAGGATCTGCATTTAAAAAGGTTTATTACGATGAAACAATGCAAAGAGCTGTATCTAAATTTGTAGCTCCAGAAGATTTAATTGTTCCTTACTATACAACTGATTTAGAGTCTTGTCCTCGTATTACGCATTTAATAAAAATGCCAGAAAACGACGTTAAAAAATTACAAGCTATTGGTTTTTACAAAAACGTAAATGTAAGAGCTGGTGACGATTTGCAAAATTATTCAAGTGTTGATACTGAATTAGAAAAACTAGAAGGTGTTTCTCCTTCTTACGATACAGGTGAGGTTTGTAATTTATACGAAGTTCATTGTAATTTAGACTTAGAAGGCTTTGAAGATATGGATGAGAATGGAGAGCCTACAGAAGTTAAGCTGCCCTATATCGTAACAATAGATTCTAATAGCGAAAACATTTTATCTATCAGAAGAAACTTCAACGAAGATGATCCGATGAGAGAAAAAATCGAATACTTCGTACATTTTAAATTTTTACCAGGACTAGGATTTTATGGTTTTGGCTTGACACATATGATTGGCGGATTATCTAAAGCGTCAACATCTATTGTTAGACAATTAATTGATGCTGGTACTTTAGCTAATTTACCCGCTGGTTTTAAAACTAGAGGTATTAGAATTAGAGATGAAGATTCTCCTATACAACCAGGGGAGTTTAGAGATGTAGATGCGCCTGCTGGTAATTTAAGAGATTCTATACAGCCTCTACCATTTAAAGAGCCAAGCGGAACTTTACTTAATTTATTAGGATTATTGGTTCAATCTGGACAAAGATTTGCATCTATTGCAGAGATAAATGTTGGCGAAGGTAACGCCCAAGCTCCTGTTGGAACAACTTTGGCTTTACTAGAAAGATCAACCAAAGTTTTATCTGCTATTCATAAAAGATTACACTCAGCTCAAAAGAAAGAGTTTGATCTGCTTGCAACAATATTTGCAAAAAGCTTACCACCTGTTTATCCGTATGCGGTATCTGGTGGAAATATGCAAATTAAGCAAACAGATTTTGATGACAGGGTAGATGTATTTCCTGTATCTAATCCAGATATATTTTCAACTAGCCAAAGAATTATTATGGCTCAAGAGATGATGCAGTTAGTACAATCTAATCCGCAAATACATGGTCCTAACGGGACTTATGAAGCCTATCGTAGAATGTATTCTGCTTTAGGTGTTGATAATATTGATGCTTTATTAATACCACCACCTGATACGCAACCAAAACCTGTAGAATCTGGTTTTGAAAACTCTACGTTAATGGCTGGCGGAATGGCTCAAGCGTTTATACAACAGAATCATGATGCTCATATAGCCACACATATGAATCTCCTGAATATGCAGCCGGTGCAGATGAATGCGCAAGTACAAGCTAACATCAATGCTCATATAATGCAGCATTTACAGATGAAAGCTGATTCAATAGCGCAACAGCAGATGCCACCTGAAGCGCTGCAACAATACCAGCAGCTTCAACAACAGGCGCAGCAAATGCCTCCTGCAGAAGCAGCTCAAGTAAACCAGCAAGCTAGTGACTTGTTGGCTCAATTTAGTTCGCCAATTATGAGCGAATTAATGCAACAGTTCTCTCAACAAGTTGCAGCTCCACCTCAAGAAGATCCTCTTGTAGCAATAAGAAAACAAGAGCTAGCTTTAAAAGGCCAAGAGTTACAACAAGACAGAGAGCAGTTTGAAATGAAAGAGCAAATGAGGGCTGAGGAAAAACTAAGGCAAGATCGTATTGACAGAGAACGTATTGCAACTCAAATGGATATTGCTAAAATGAAAGATGATTCAACTCAAGATAGACTTGAGCAACAAAAAGAATTAAAATTGATTGATATCGGTTTAAAACAAATCAGGTAAAATTATGATTAAAAGAACAGACGCAAGTAAATTGAAAACTCCATCCGTTAGCAAGAAGCAACCTTACTCTAACAAAGGTAATGTTGAGTTTAACGATATGAAAAAAGTTAGTGCTAATGCTACTCCTAAGCCAGGTATGGGCAAAGGAAAAGCAAGAGGAATGGGCGCTGCTGAATTTGGTGGCAAGTTTTCAGGCATTTATTAAATGTCAATAATTTGGATAGCCGAAAATTTTAAGAAGGCTATAAAAGAAAAGAAAGAGGACACCCAGACTCAAATATTAAATGGGTGCAAAAATTTTGATGATTATCAATATTTACGTGGACGTTACAATTCTCTCGTTGACGTAGAAGAAGAGTTTAGAGAATTGCTAGAGAGGATAGTAGAAAATGACGACGAAGAGCAAAGTAATAGTACCTAATCATATTGAGAAGGAAAGAAATACTAAGGAGAAAGTAACAAAAAGCGAATCAGAAACTGATAAAGCTTTTGTAACTCCTGAAGATAGAGTGCTAGATCCAACCTTAATGGATAAATCTTTAATAGAAAGAATGCCTCAGCCAAGCGGCTGGCGTATACTTATTTTGCCTTATAAAGGTAGAGGGGTTACTAAAGGTGGTATTCATATAGCAAAACAAACCGTTGATAGAGAAGCGTTAGCATCTGTTGTTGCATACGTTGTAAAAATGGGACCGCTTTGCTACAAAGACAAAGAAAAGTTTGGCGATACGCCCTGGTGCCAAGAAAAACAATGGGTACTAATTGGTAGATATGCAGGAGCTAGGTTTAAGCTTG